AAAACAAAACTTGGCCCAAAAAAAAAAACACGACGAGATATTTGAGAAAAGGGGTTGACAGCAGGTTCTGATGGTGCTATGATAAATACATAAGCAAGTCAGGGAATCCTCACATTGCTCCCGTGCTTACCGAGACTTTGCACGATAAATACGTCTCTCATATCTTCTCTAGGGGTGAGAAGAAATACTGATCCTATTCGTCTCCCTACGAATTATTACTTAACCCTTTTTTACAAATGACTGCTACAATTGCTACACGCTCTAATACTAATCTATGGAATGATTTCTGTTCCTGGATTACTTCAACGAATAACAGGTTATATGTTGGGTGGTTCGGAGTCCTTATGATTCCCTGCCTTCTCGCAGCGACTACTTGCTTCATTATTGCTTTTATTGGTGCTCCCCCTGTTGATATTGATGGGATCAGAGAACCAGTTGCTGGGTCTCTTATGTACGGAAACAACATCATCTCTGGTGCCGTTGTTCCTTCTTCTAATGCTATCGGACTTCACTTTTATCCTATCTGGGAAGCAGCAAGTCTTGATGAATGGCTCTATAATGGTGGTCCTTTTCAACTTGTTGTATTTCACTTCCTCATCGGCATTTATGCTTATATGGGTCGTGAATGGGAACTCTCCTATCGTCTAGGAATGCGTCCCTGGATTATGGTTGCTTACAGTGCTCCTGTTGCTGCTGCTACTGCCGTATTCCTAGTCTATCCCTTTGGTCAAGGTTCTTTCTCTGATGCTATGCCTCTTGGAATTTCTGGAACCTTTAATTATATGCTTGTCTTCCAGGCAGAACATAACATCCTTATGCACCCCTTTCACATGTTAGGCGTCGCAGGTGTCTTCGGCGGATCACTTTTTAGCGCCATGCACGGTTCACTGGTGACTTCTTCACTGGTTCGTGAGACTACTGAAACTGAATCCCAAAACTACGGATATAAGTTCGGTCAAGAAGAAGAGACTTACAACATTGTTGCTGCACACGGTTACTTCGGTCGTCTTATTTTCCAATATGCGTCTTTCAATAACTCACGCAGTCTCCACTTCTTTCTGGCTGCCTGGCCAGTAGTTGGTATTTGGTTTACTGCTCTTGGCGTAAGCACAATGGCATTTAATCTGAACGGTTTTAATTTTAACCAGTCCATCGTTGATAGTCAAAACCGAGTAGTTCCTACTTGGGCGGACATTTTAACACGAGCAGGATTGGGTATGGAAGTGATGCACGAAAGGAACGCACATTAGTAAAATAGTGTCCTTACTGAGAAATTGGTAAGTGTAAATCGGATGAATTGCTGGAAACCCTCCAAATATAAGGGCAATCAGCATCCAAGTCTCAGATACATCTGAGAAAGGTTCAACGACTACCTGAGGGATATAGTTCCCTTAATAACAGGCAAGAGCGTCCGACACCTAAGTTCTAATAGAATACGGTGATGATATAGTCTTCTCCATAAGAATGGTAAACTTATGGGTCCAGAGAACTTTCCTTTAGATCTTGCATTTTTAGAATCAACCCCAGTTGCTCTAACGGCACCTACAGTAGGTTGATATAACTTCCAACTAATGGTATAATATTGAGGAACTCTTCGGGGTTCCTTTTTTGTATAAATAACTATAGCACTAACTTTGGATTAGAAGTAATGAAAAATGTATTTTACACTTATGCTTATTTGAGGGAGGATGGAACTCCTTATTATATTGGTAAGGGTAAAGGTAAAAGAGCATATGATAGAAAAAGGCATAGTGCTTATGTCCCATCAAGAAATAGGATTTTAATATTAAAGAAAAATCTTACTGAAGATGAAGCATTTATTCACGAAATTTATATGATTTCAATCTTTGGTAGAAAAGATTTGGAAACTGGTATTCTTTATAATCTAACAGATGGTGGAGATGGACCTTCTGGATATGTTTATACAGAAGAACAAAGGAAAAAAATGGGAGATATGCGTAGAGGAAAGAAGAGACCAAGACAAAGTAAGATTATGAAGGAAAAAAATCATTTACAAATAGTGAATGAAAATAAAATAAACGAATTGAGAAAAAATTGTCCACCAGAAAAAATTGCTGAACTTTATATTGAGGGTAAAACTCTTAGAGAAATAAAATCAATTTTGGGATGTGGGATGGTTTGGATTAGAAAATCATTGGATGAAATGGAAGTTAAAATAAGACATAGAAACGACTATGGAAATCCTATGAACGACAAAGAAGTTAGAGATAAAATTTCTCAAAAAGCAATAGAAAGAGGTGCTTGGTCTGGGGATAAAAATCCAAATTCAGGGGAAGGTATTTGTAGGGATAAAATAATACAAAGAACAAAAGAAGTAAATACTGGAAAACAAAATTGGAAGTATAGGAAACCTAAAAACTAAAATGCTAATAATCCTCACAGTCTTCCAAGTATTCGGATTCTTCCTCTTCATAATGTCTCTGCTCTCTTGACGCCATTCAATAAGACTGCTATAATACGCACAAAGACACAAAACAATTATGACTGAATTCACACAAGAACAAGTAGAAGAATTTAATAAATGCAAAAATGACCCAGTATATTTCATTAACAATTATGTGAAATTTGTAACTATTGATAAGGGACTCACAGACTTCAAACTCTATCCCTATCAAGAAGACCTGATTAATAAGTATCATAACAACCGCTTCAATATATGTAAAAGTTCAAGACAAGTAGGTAAAACTTCAACTGGTCTCTTCTATGTTTTACATCACATAATTTTTAATGATAATGTGACTGATGGGATATTCTCCTTTAATACATTAAATGCTCGTAATAGTTTACAAAGATTAATGACTGCTTATGAAAATCTTCCAGAATGGATGCAACATAAGGTTATCATTAAGAATAAGTCCACATTAGAATTGGAGAATGGTTCTAGAGTTATTGTAGGTAATACAACATATAATAGTTTCAAGGGTCGGATGTTTAATCTTACCTTCCTAGATGAGTTTGCATTTGTTCCAGATAAAGATGCACAGAGCGTAGTAGATATAATGCTCCCTATGTTTACTGCAAATAAATCTAGTAAAGTCGTCATTGCATCTTCATTTAAACCTAAAGATAACTGCTTCAATAAAATCTGGAAAGACTCTGAAGATGGTAAGAATTCTTTTGTAAGAACTACAATCAAATGGTATGAGATTCCAGGGAGGGATGAAGAATGGAAAGAACAGATGATTGCTAATATAGGTATTGATGCCTGGAATCAGGAATTTGAATGTGAGTCTGCAGAGAACCCTTGACGCCATTCAATAAGACGCCTATAATACTCACAAAGTCGCAAAACATTATGAAAGCAACAGAATTTTGCTATTGGTTACAGGGTTATTTTGAACTGGACCAGGCATCCTCAAAACCTGGGAACTCCCTCTCAGACGAGCAAGTAGAGGTCATTCGGAGGCATCTTGCACTAGTCTTTAAGCACGACATTGACCCACAAGCAGGACCATCAAAATATCAGGCAGCGTTGAATGATATTCATGGTGGTAATGGAATGTATAGGTGTTGATAAAAATTAATTATGGATTGGTTAGAACCCCTTAGACAAGATACTGAAAGAATCCGCCAGGAAAACATAAAAATCAGAGAAGAGACTGAAAAACTTAGAGAGAGTAACCGAAAACTTAAAGAATTAAATCAAAACCCAGAAAGACTATCAAAAATCGTTGAAAAGACAACTATGACTGAAAAAACATTTGACCCAAACCCAACAACTGAATGTGTAGCAAAAGAACCTACAGAAAGTCAGATTAGAAAGCGTATGGAATTAACTCAAGAAAGTTATTATACTGCTAGAGAAAATCTCCGAGAAGAAGCATACAAAACAACACATAGCAAACCACCAGGACAATCTTGGGGGGATTACTGGAAAAGTTATTGAAATTAGGAGAAACTAAATGAAAGAAGAACAGAATGAAAAAACACCAGAACAACTTTTTGAAGAAGTTCTAATGGATAGGAATGGACTATCTCTTATGGATTTATTGGTACATCCAGATTTAAAAACCTTTGTTGATAATTTTGAGGATAACAAATGACTTTCTCAAGAGCAATTCTAGGAACCGATAAGACCAAAATGAACTGGTGGCAGTATTGGGTCGGTCACTGTTTTATGACTGGATGGACTTCAATGTATTACAATTTTCATACCTGGATGGATCTTGTATGGTTTGAGGACAATCAAAAGAACTATACACTCCTAAAAGACGATGAACCCTTTGAGCAGTGCTATCTGACTTTCTGGTGTGATTTGAATGATGACGACACTTATCCGCAAGAATTCTTGGAATCTCTAATGGGACTTGTAGATAGAATAAAGCGAGGTGAAGAAGAGATAATTCCAATTGATGAAAATTACTTGGATAATATAAAAAGAGAGTTATATGGCGAATAAATATGCCGTCATTCTTCATAGTCTTGTAGATAATGCAACAGTCTCTATTCAAGTTTTGGTGAATAGTGAAATGACTGCAAGACAACTGAAGACTTATTATCAATCTTTAAGTATTACTATTTCTAATGTGGAGGTGATTTCAGTATGATGGGACCAGAACTCATAAGACCCATAACAATATAAATATATAAGAAATATAATTTTTGATGGAAGAACTTTCAGAATTATTTAAAATAGTTGCAGAAGAAAAGAAAAAGAAGAAACTAGAGATGGAATCTTTAGTTGGTGATTCTTTTGAAAAACTTTTTATTGAGCAACTGAAACCTAAAAAGAAAAAAAATATTCTAAAGAAAATACAAGAACCCCAAATTGTTGAAGTAATAGAAGTAAAAAAAGATACTTTAATAGAAAAATCATTAGGTCTTCTTTCAGAACCCTCGGAAGTTAAACAGCAAACTGATCCCTTAACACCACTAGATCAAAACTTTGCAACACTTGATGATTTACAAAAGCATTATAGCACTTTCCTGTCTCGTATTCAGCAACAACTCTCTACAGTAGGTGGAGGTGGTGAAACTCGTCTTGAGTTCTTGGATGATATTGATAGGAACTCTGCAAAGACTGATAATTACTTTCTCAAATATGATGCAACGCTCAATAAGTGGATAGGAGATCCTGCTGATGGCGTAGGTATTACAAGTATTGTATCCATTGCAGGAGTTACTACATACTATCAAGCAAATGCTGCTGATGATTATATTGGTGTAAGTGCTAATGTTCCTGTGACGATTGTATTACCACAAATACCTTCTTATGGTAAAAAACTGATTGTAAAAGATGAGGGAAATCGAATAAATACATATAATATTACAGTTCAAGCAGGTATTGGTAAGAGTGTCGAGAATGATATTTCAGTCATTATGAGTAGCAATCACCAATCCTTTAGTTTTTTCTATAATGGTTCCAACTGGTATATCGTATAATGTCTTATAATCCTCTTCCACAACCAGCAGATGTAGTAGTTAATACAGGGGTATCTACAAGTCCTGTAAGTTTTTCCAATCCATTTCCAGTATCTCTTGGTTCTTCCAATATTACAATTACTGGTGATGTAAATGTAGGTACAACAGTATCAGTCACAAGTACTCCACAAGACCCAGTTCATACGCACATCACAGAAGTTGGTTCAAGTGGTATTTTAGAGGATGAAAATATTCCTTATCTTCCAGTTGGCATTTCCTCATTACTGAATACTGTATCAATCTCAAATACAAGTTTTTATATTCTAAATCCAGTTACTTCGGTAACCGTAGGAGGAACTGTATCAATTGCTAATACAGTATCAATCTCAAATACAAGTTTTTATATAACCAACCCGGTTACATCAGTAACTGTAGGTGGAACTGTATCAATTGCTAATACAGTATCAATCTCTAACACTTCATTCTACATAACCAATCCAGTCACTACAGTTGCAGTATCAGGTATTGGTTCTACAGTCACAGTTCAGGGAACAGTAGGAATTGGAACAACAGGGCAAGTATCACTCAACCTTAATAGTGCTCCTGTAAGTTCTAGTAATCCCCTACCAGTCACAGGAAATATTGGATTGAGTTCATCTGGAAATATTGTAAGAGTTGGTCTTGGAACCACAACTATTGAATTGGTAGATAACAATAAACCATTTCCAGTTTATCTTGCAAATATAACGGCAACAAGTAAAAGAAGATTGGAAATTTCTACATACGAAACTAATTTCTTTAATACATTCCAATTCAATAAAGAAACTGATGTTTGGGATGAAAGAGTATCTATTGGAGGAAATTCAATTCATATTCCAACATTAAGTGGAATTGGAATGTCTGTAACTTCTTCTGCTGGTTCTGAAGTCATTCGTCAAACCAGAAATGTAATGAAATACATTCCCGGTAGAGATTGTGATTTAGCATTTGCAATTAGATTAACAAATCCTGTTATTGGAGTTCGTAGAAGATTTGGATTATTTGATGAAAATGATGGTATTTACTTTGAGGATGGTGGAGATGGTGATTATTATTGTTGTGTAAGAAATAGTAATGGTGCATCTGCAGGTATTGGGACGACTACACTAACTAGAATTCCTCGTAGTCAATGGAATGGAGACAAATTAGATGGTAATGGCGTAAGTCGAATTACTGCAGATCCTGATGCTCAACAAATAGTTAATTTTCATTATGAATGGTATGGTGCAGGAAGAATTGAATATCAATTTGTTATTGATGGAACAATACACACGATTCATACTATAGATAATGCGAACAAATTAAAAGGTCCTTGGTGTGCAACTCCATTTTTACCAATTAGATGTGAAATTACCAACGTAACTGGTGCTGCAGGAACTCACTATCTTTATCAGGGTTCTAATTCATTAACCACTAATGGACTTCAAACTAAATCAGGAATTGCTGGTAATATTTCATCTCCAATTACAGGTACAGATCTTGGTTCTTCCTATACTTTTACGCCAGTTTTAAGTATTCGTCTTAAGACAATAGCACTTAAAGGTATTGTATTACCTACATTCTTTCAAGTTGCTACTGTTGATAATACTAATTTATTTTACAGATTAATAAGAAATGCCCCACTTACAAATCCAGTTTGGGTAGATAATCCAGATCCCAATGGATTTACCCAATATGATGTTTCGGCTTCGGGAATAGGAACAACTGGTGTAATAATTGATTCTGGATTTTTTATTACTGGTGGTGGTGCAGCAGCAATTGCATTAGACAAAGAAACCATCTATCAAATTGGTAGGAGTGGAATTGGAACTATTAGTGATACATTTACAATTGCTTGCGCGTCTGCAATTTCAAATAAAAATGCAGTTGCTGCTCTTACTTGGATTGAGCAGAGGTGAGTAGGTAATTAAATCCTCGCAGCATTCATAGCATTCGGATTCTTCCTCTTTCTAATGTCTTTGCTATAATATCTTCCTCTGGTCTTTACAAAAACTCACAAGTACCCTATACTGGTAAAAAGATTTCAAAAAAATGAAAAAGTATAATGATGAATATTTTTCAGTGATTGATAAAAGAATTGGAAAAAAAATTGTAGATTGTGGTGAATATTCGGATGCAATGATGATGTTTGACACAGATCCACACAATCGCCAAATTATTAAAAATAAATTTCTGATGGGTCAAGTTGTTGATATTGAGATGCCAAAGGCACTCCCAACCTCAGATATTGTTGTAAATATGGATGGTGGAGTTGGTGGTTCCTGGAAAGTAAACGAATCAACAGGAAATGGACCTAGTGAATCACTACCACAAATCAAACTTCCAGAAGGACAAAAAAAACCAGTAGTAGTATGATGCAAAATATCAATTGGATTAATATTCTATTAGACCTTTATATCATTTATTATGGGTTCAACTATGGGAGAAATAATAAAGATGAATCATAAGACAACGCTATCAGAACAGTTTCACTACATTTATATCACACTCAAAGAAACTCTAAATATTTTTGGTACACATCTTAAGAATGCCACTTTATTCTACTTCAGACGAACTTTTGTACAATCTTGAAGCAACTACGAGTTCCGAAGCAAAAAGAAAATGGAGACAATCAATCAAAGAAAAATGGAATTATGAATGTGCATATTGCGAATCTTATCAGAATTTAACATTAGATCATATTACTCCAAGATCTAAAGGTGGAAGTGACCGAGTTACAAATGTCTTATGTGCTTGCAGAAAATGCAACACTTCCAAAGGTCATCAAGATTGGTATGATTGGTATATGCAACAACCATTCTTTACAACTGAAAAATTATCTGCTATTATAGAATGGCGAAAGCAAACAAATGATAATGAATACTATACGTATCATCCAAGAAAAAATATAATTTAATGGACACATACAGTATTCGCCCACTGCTAGAAACGGCAGTGGGTATTATCATTTCAATTTTAACAATCCTTATACCGCTAGTTGTACTATTATGAGATTCACAGTTTATTCAAAAAACGGTTGCCCCTATTGTTCTAAAATAGAACAGGTACTACGATTAAGCAATCTGGAACATAAGATCTACAAATTAGATGAAGATTTTTTAAGAGATGAATTCTATTCTCAGTTTGGATTAGGAACTACATTTCCTCAAGTAGTTCTTAATGATCAAGAGCATCTCGGGGGATGTACAGATACCGTTAAATATTTGCAGGAAAATAAAGTAATCTAAATGGAAACAACCTTTTACGAAGTTTATTACGATGTAGAAAAGGCAATTGATTATGCATTTAAAGGTCAGTTTGTATTGAAGTTTTATGATTATTTAAAAATTAAAAAAGTTCTCCTACGAGAAGTTGGAGAATTTATTGAAAGTAAAACTGCATCAAATATTAGTGAGGTTGTACTAGATTTAGATACTTATCTTGAAGGTGGTTCTGATAATGAACATAAACAACTTCGGGAAGCATATGGACATCTTTCAAAACCAGAAGCAAGAAAGATAAGAAATTATTTGTATGACATTCTTAATGATGCATGGAAATACAGCAATGACAAAAAACCAGGACGACGAAAGAAACAAACTAAATAACTCTCGGAACCTCCATATTAATCGGGGGTTTGAGTTGATGCTAAGAAACAATAATAGGGGGGAGAAACCATCAGAACCAAACACATTTCAAATTCGTTTTGGTAAGATGATGTCTCTCTTCAAACGAGAGATACATTTTCAATTTGAATTCTTTTTAGATATGAAAAAAAAGTAACTCTCAAGGAGAATACCAATGGAAACAACAGTTATTCTTACATTCACAACTCTTTTTTGTGTAATGTTTTTAATGATTGGACTAATCGGAGGTTGGATAGTTAAACAGTATCAAGTGGAAAGAATTTATGGTATTCGTAACATTCATCCAGAATTCTTTGACAATAACGGAAATATAATTCCTGACGAGGTTGTCGCGGTTAGATTTGAAGAAGGATTCTTTGATGATGATGATGAAGATTGTGATGAAGATTGATAAATAAACAAGATTGTATTATACTAAACTGAATTGTATTAAAAATTATGCCTGTAACAAAAATAAAAACTGAAGCACCAATTGCAAAACTCCAACCAAATGCATTTCAATATGAAATTTTGGAATTGGTGTCAAAACAAAGAAGTGATGTAAAAAAAGTAGAAGTACTTAAAGAATACCGTAATGATGCTCTGATAAGTCTTTTCATTTGGAACTTTGATGATAGTGTAGTTAGTATTTTACCTCCAGGATCAGTTCCTTATGCTGATCCATCTGATCAATCGTCTATAGGGGGAAATCTAACTGAATTGATTGATAGTAAAGCAAAAAACACCAATTTAAAAAATGGTGCATATGCAGGAACTGAGGAGTTGATGAATAAGCAACGCACATCTCTTCGTAATGAGCACACAAATTTTTATATTTTCCTAAAGGGTGGAAGTAGTACTCTTTCTCAAATTCGTAAGGAGACTATTTTTATCAACATGCTTCAAGGACTTCATCCTTTAGAAGCAGAACTAGTTTGTCTAGTAAAAGATAAAAATCTTACAAATAAATATAAAGTAAGTTGGGATAATGTTAAGGGGGCATATCCTGATATTCTTTGGGGAGGTCGTTCGTGAGTAAAACTGTATTAGTAGAGGAAGAAACTATGCAATGGACACCAGAAGAAAAAAAAGAAACTTCTTCTCGTTATGGTTGTGAAATTCTTTTTGAACGTACTACACTTGCTCAGGTAAAAGATCTTTCTTTACCGAATGATGCTTATCTAATTTTGTACCGTGTAAATGCTGAGACTCATGTAGACTTATGTCGTGGAACTGGAGTTAAAATCTTTGATATGTATTATGACAAGTTTGGTCCTGGATCAGTTCAAAAAATTGAATTTGGATATGGAAGAGTTTCTCCTAGAATATGGGGATATAAAGCACCTGAAGGAAAGAAAAAAAAATGACTGCAGGATTTGATAATAAACTAAAAGTAGAAATTAATTCAACTGAAGTTGATAAACTACTAAAGCAATACAAAAAAATTAAAAAATATATGAAATCTTCCTTGTATAAAGTGAAGAAAATTGATGGAACAGAAAAAGTTGTGTCGGAACTTTTAAAAGAATATGAGGATAATCCTCTGAATTAAATAAATGGGTAAGCATTTTTTATTGAATCTATATGGGTGCTCATCAGTTCTGTTGAATGACGAGCGTTTTCTTGTTGATTTACTAGAAAATTGTGCAGTTGTATCTGGAGCAACCGTATTGAAAACAGTATCTCATAAGTTTGAACCTCAAGGTGTTACTATTATTTGCTTACTTTCCGAAAGTCATATTAGCATTCATACTTGGCCTGAGGAACATAAGGCATCGGCAGATATTTTTACTTGTGGGATAGTGGATCCAAAGATTGGTTGTGATATAATGATAGCGCAACTCAAACCAATTGAATATAAACTTAATTATATTCAACGATAAAAAAAAGGAGAGGATTGACATTCTCTCTTTTTTTATGTAAACTGATAAGAGACATACTATTGGAATGAATAACGAACGATTAAAACTAATTGTGAGAAATCTGGATCTTTTGATTCAATCTTTAAAAGAGGAACTTGAAGATGTTCCAGAAATTTCTTATGAGACTACATCCTCATATGTTGAGGATGATGTTGATGAATACTATACTGAGGATGACGAAGAAGATGTATGAAGACATTACGCCTTATGAAAGGGCGCTTGCAAGATTTGGTGATAAGTGTGCTCTCATAGCAGGACTTGAACTTGCTAATAAAATTTCTCCAGAAGAAGCATATCAACAAATAAAAGATATGTATAAGGAATTGAAAAAACTTCGCAAAGCAGAAAAGAAAAATTGGGAGACACCAAACTAATGAAACCTATTAAAGCAAAAGATCTACTGGAACTAGATCAAGAAATGAAAGTTGTGATGATTCGTCAGTCACAACTTCCCCAGACTCTTGTTTGGCAAGCAGGTAAGAATGATTATTCTGAAGTACCTATTCATACGGTGATGCCCCCCGTAGAAAAGGAATGTGGTAAATGGGTAATTGAACATCTACTTGCAAATGAAAGAGGTCATTGGGGACCACTAGAACATCCTGCAATTACTTTTGATTGTGTTGGATTCGTTCATAATGTAATGGTTCAGGCACGAACTCATCGTGTCGGAGTTTCTTTTGATGTTCAATCTCAGCGTTATACTGGTCGTCGTGTACTGAAGGTTGCAAAGGGTGAACTGAAACCACAACAAGTTTTCTATGTGCGTCCAGAAGGTCTCTACCTGGACCGTAAAGGGCATAAGTATGAATGGACGAGGGAAGACTACGAAAGGCAGTTAAAGTTCTGTCTGGCGGCATCTGAGAGGTATGAGGAGGGTTATACTAAGCGTGGTATGGCAGAGGAACATCTTCGGGATTATCTTCCACAGAATATTCGTCAAAACTTCGTTGTTACATTCTCTCTTCGTGCAGTGTTACACTTTCTGGATCTTCGTGCTAAACTTGATGCTCAGGTGGAAATTCAAGCACTTTGCGAAGGTATGATTCCTGCAATTAAAGAATGGGTTCCTGAGATCTTTAGTTATTATGAGGAGAAAAGACTTCATAAGGCACGTTTGAGTCCTTGATCTAAATACTCATACACATTATTAAAACTTATGGCAATTTATCCAATCAAAAGTAAAGAAACTGGTGAGACTAAAGTGATTGAAATGAGTGTTCACGACATCACACAGTGGTATCAAGACAATCCAGAATGGTCCCGCGATTGGAGTCAGGGATGTGCAACTCCAGGAGAAGTTGGTGAATGGAAAGACAAACTCATTGATAAACATCCCGGATGGAATGAAATTTTGGATAAAGCATCTAAAGCACCTAAATCACTCGTAAAGAAAATCTAAAATGACAAGAAGAAAAAGAACCAATCAAGATACTCAGTCTGTTGGCGGTGTTCCTATGACTACGAAACATATGAAGCGTAGAAAACCATTAAACTCTGATTTACTTTTAGATGTTCAACCTCTAACAGATAATCAAGGAAAACTATTTGAATCCTATGATGAAGGTAAGCACATTGTTGCTTATGGAGCAGCTGGAACTGGTAAAACTTTTATCGTTCTCTACAATGCACTCAAAGATGTTCTTAATGATAGGACACCTTATGATAAAATATACATCATTAGGTCTTTAGTGCAGACTCGCGAAATTGGATTCTTGCCAGGTAATCACGAAGATAAATCAGCACTCTTTGAAATACCATATAAAAATATGGTAAAATATATGTTCCAACTGCCGTCTGAAGATGAGTTTGAGATGCTATACGGCAATCTTAAATCTCAAGGTACTATTTCTTTTTGGTCTTCTTCTTTCTTAAGAGGAACTACTTTTGATAATTGCATTCTTATTGTGGACGAATTCCAAAATATGAATGGACACGAAAATGATTCTATCATCACTCGTGTTGGCGAAAACTGTAAAATTATGTTCTGTGGTGATGCTTCGCAGAGTGATTTAGTGCGACAGAATGAGAGAAATGGAATTCACGATTTTATAAAAATTCTTCAAATTATGCCATCATTTGATTTTATTGAATTTGGTATTGAAGACGTATGCAGAAGTGGATTGGTTAAAGAGTACTTAATTGCAAAACATTCCTTAAATATTACCATATAAAATGTTCACACATATTGATTTGAATCTCCCAAAACTTACGAGGGAGAGTATAGATGGAGTTCGTTATTATAACATTGGTGAAGAAAATAAAAAACTGGTGTCTATTACCTCCGTTATTAGTCATTATAGTAAAGCAAAGTTTGCAAAATGGCGTAAAAGAGTTGGAGAAGAAGAAGCAAATAGAATCACAAAAAGAGCAACCAGTCGTGGTACTGATACTCATACTCTCATTGAGAGTTATTTGCTAAACGAAGAACTCTCAGAGGTTCAACCAATTTCAGAAATGTTATTTAAATTGGCGAAACCAACTCTAAATCGTATAAATAATATTTACTGTCTAGAAAGTTCTTTACACAGTAAAATTTTGGGAGTTGCAGGTTCTGTCGATACTATAGGAGAATTTGATGGTGAACTTGCAGTTATTGATTATAAGACTTCCGCAAAACCAAAGCCCCGTGAATGGTTAGAAGGATATTTTGTTCAAACTATGTTTTATGGAATGGCTTTATATGAGATGACGGATATTCAGATTAAAAAGTTAGTTATTATAATGACCTGTGAGAATGGAGAATGTGTTGTTTACGAAGAAAGAGATTTAGAAAAATATATGAAACTCGTTATTCAGTATATCAAAAAATTTGTAAACGATAAGTTAGAACAAATTGCTTGACATATAAGGACTAAAGGTTTATAATAAACAAAAGTGAATTAAATTATTGTGCCACTTACGCTCGTTCAATTAATGACTTCTGATTACAATAGAGAATTAGAAAAAGTATTAGAAGAAAAGTTTTTCTGTCCCTCAAGATTTGCTCAAGAAGTTGAGAAACTTGTAGTTCAAGAGAGTGTATCTTATATTGATGCAATAATTGCTTTTTGTGAAATCAACAAAATTGATTTAGAATCTGTACCTAAACTTCTTTCAAAACCACTTAAAGAGAAGATTAAGTGCGAAGCAACTGAACTTAATTTTCTTAAGAAAACTTCAAAGGCACGATTAGTATTTTGAAATTGGAACCATTTGAATCATATCAAAAATATCTTGCTCTTAAGAATCATTTCACGAATAAAAAATATAATTACTTCACATATAATGGAAAAGTAAAAGCAAATCTCCAATCTTTCTATAAACGCAAAGATAGATTTTGGTTTGAAAAATTGTCCAGAAATAAAACTGATGAGGAAATATTAAATTTTTTTGTGGCGAATTTTGCTTCTTGTGATGATCCACAATCACTTTGGATTGGTCAAATCATTAAGGAAGGGGAAGATAATTATAAGAACTGGATGC